TGCATTTGGGTTATTACTCTGGCTGTTACGATCTCCGTTAAAGTTTGCTCGCCCTGCGGTCTCAATAATTGCGCCAACTCGAGATCGGTTTAACAATCTATAAACATTTACGAACCCAGCACTATTACGGCGAGATCGCCCAAGGCTGTAAGTCAAACCTTTTTTTATTAATGCTTCGTTATATCTTGGAAAACCTAATTTTCTGCCAGTTCTTGAAACTACTGGTTTTCCTTGATCTTGCCAAGATTCCAATTGATATACATTTGGTTGAACCATACCTCGAGCATCATCTACAACTTTTTTCATTGCAAGACGAATCTCTTTGTTCATCTCCTTGTAGAGGTCAGGCGCAAACTTCTTTAAGGCTTTTTGAGCCTCAACGATACCTTTTACCTCTACTGGCATTTTCAATCCTTTTTTGGTCATCTTTTAGAACGGTGATTGTTGCTAAAAGTAATGATCTATCCATTTTTAAATACTCTGAATGAGGTATGCCAGTCCTAACTGCTAATGTTGCAATTAGATGAGTAAAGTCATACCTCGTCACCCATTTGGGGAGTCAGCGTCCATAATCTCTACCTTGGATAGAGTTTCTAGATACTTGTCCCCAAACGGCGGAACTGTAATACCTGCTCGTCTTTCGGCTTCCCATGAAAGCCAATAGACGTCAGATTGTTTTTCTTCATCCCTGAACCGCTTATGAAATCCAGTTTTGAAATTCTGTTCAAACGCATATTCGAGTGCAGGGGTTATATCAAAGTCCGATACATCCCCTGAAGCCTTAGTCACTCTTATTTTAATCATTGTTACTCCTTAGAATGTACCTGTGGTTGCAACGGCAACTGCACCGTTGATAGTCCATGTTACATCCTGCATACCTATATCGCCAACACTTCCGTTCACGTCGGTAGTATTATTGACTAAAGCGGTGAATGTATAGAGAGGGTTGGTTGCGCTTACTGCGGTTCCCTTTTCCTGTAACAATACGCAAGTTACTGAAGTTCCCCATGCAGCCTGAAGGGTTGCTAGAACGTTTGCTGAAGCGGTGTCGTTTAGGAAGGAAATGGTTACGCTTGAGGCTTCCAAGCCTTTTACAAATTTGTGACCTGTATCACCCATTGCGGTAACTTCCAATTCATCAAATGTGCGGTTTAGTGTGACGGCGGTCACATGATCTGAAAGATCGACGGAATTAACCTTTACGCCGACCTTGTTGTTTAGAAATACAGCCATTGGTTATTCCTCATCTTTCTTTGAGACTGGTTTTGGCTTATCTGATTTTGCTACTTGCCCGACTTTTTCAAGCCAAGCCTTGTCCTCGGAAGGAACATCATAAATATCGCTCATTTTTTAACTCCAACTTGTCATGATTGAGACGGACATATCACTTGTAAGCATTTCGCCGGCAACGTTTGATAAAACAGTCGGTGCCGAGATACTGCCAACACTTATTTTTAATGTGGTTGAGGCGGCTAACTTATTAAACACGCCAACAACCAAACTCTCAATGCCGTTCAAGTTTCCTTGATTATCTAGCATTGGAACAATCATTATTATCTTAAAATTTACTTTAGGTGCAACACTTGAGTAAATGTTGTTGCTTGGTTCAATGTAAGGGTCATCCGGTTGAATGATTACTGAATTAGCAATGGGTGAGGCAGGTGGGTATGAAAACACCTGCCAAACCCCAGCGTTCTCTAACGCCGTCGCAAGGGTTGATCTGAGAGTTGTAACGGCAACTGTCATCAGCCAACCAAACCATTAGGTGAAAGGTGATTTGCTATGAGCCCTCGTATTCTTGCGAGTAAAGTATTTCCCATTTTATATGGCGATGGTTGGAAGTCTGGGGAAATTCCGCCAGAGGCTGTTTGTTGTCTGCTTTGCCAAATATCGACAGCGATCATAGCCGCACCTTCACGAACTTCAGGAACTGTTGCGTAGTCAACGTTAGTTGCTGCGGAAATTGTGCCGTAAGGTCTAACTACTCTTTTTGTTTCTGCTGCCTGATTATTAATAGTAAACGAAATAGAATATTCCGTAATGGTTGTTACTGTTTTTGAACCGTTGTAGTGTGCCGCAACATTTTCTACAACTACCGTTTCTCCTATTTGAATGTTATGTTTTTGATCTGTATAAAGTGTGCCTACCGTTGTTGTACACTCTCTCGCAATTACGTTGTAATCATTGAACCACAAATAGCCTTTGACAATATTTTCGGCAGCCTGACAGCACTCCTCAACTACTGAATCAGAATACAAACTTCCAATTCCCAATAAAACCCGAAGTTCTGCCTTGGTAACGTAGGTAGCCGGCAAAGTATTGTCCTTTCTTAAAGTAAAGGGGCGAAGGCTTCCAACGCCCCTTTACAGGTTATCCCTAGTAAGGAAAGTTTATGCAACCATCCACTTGTAAGCACCGGCTGCAACTTTATTAGCAATTGCGCCATAGCCATAATAAGCAACTTGAATTTGACCTGTTGAAATTAGGTTTGTCTCCAAGCGGTACTTGCTTGACTCGTACCAAGTAAATGATTCAGGATTTAGAACAATAATTGAAGCGTCGCCGGTTCCTGATAGATAACGTGAAACTCTAAGGTTTAATCCACCAATGTTTCCACGAACGTTAGTTGGTGTTAGGTTTCCGGATGCGTTCTGAGGATTAATGGTTTGTGTAAATACTGCACGATTTGAACCATCAACTAAGCCCATCAATGCGCCCCATTGTTCAGGTGAAACTACAATGTTTTGCGCAAAGCCAAGAGTTCCTGAGTAAATAGAAACTGCTGCATCAGAAATAAAATCCTGAATGTTTGCTGCGGACATTGTGCGGTTGCCGCCATCTGTTGCAACTTGAGCAATTACGTTTCCAACTGCTGCGTCTGTCGCTTTAGCGTAAGCAAACTCCATCTGCCTTACCAATTCTGAGAAGAACGCTGGAGACGATCTGTCTAGAATTTCTGTCGAGAAGGTCTGTTGTCCAGCGTACTTCTTAACTGAAACGCTCAAGAAGGAAACGTTTTGGTCTGTATCTGATGGTGCTGCGCCTTCTGCTGTCTCTGCAACTGTTGGTGCTTGAGTTAATTTAGGAATTTCAAAAGTCATACCTGCATCAGGTAATGCACCACTTGAAATAGAATCGATAAATGGACGATCAGCGTTTGATAATGGGTTAATTACCTCAGTCAATTGACGTGTTGGAACTAAACCTGCGTTATCAGTTGTGTCTGCTGCGGCTGCCAAGTATTGACGTGCCTCATCATCATTTAGATAAGTTGCCCGTAGTGTGTTCTCTAGGAATTTTTCCTTTGTAAACTCAAGACGTGGCTTTGTGTAAATTGGTGCTGCTATTGTTGGGCGAGAGGCTTCAACCGCTGGGGTCTCTACTACCTCTGACGCAACAGTTGTTTCAGGTGTTGTGTTCTCCACAATTTCCTCATTTTCTGTTTTGGTTTCGGTTGATTCTGCCTCTGCGCTTGACGCAGCGACTGAAGTGACTGCGGCACTCTGGAAAGCGGCAGCCTGTACCAGACTGACTTCCATAAGTTTCGCAGCACTAACTCTATAAATTCCGTTACTGTTTTTTCCTTTGATAACTTCCACTCCGACACTCAAGCCGGAACGTAGGTTTTCGCTTGCCTCAATGAGGCTATCAGTACCCCTAGTGGTATTACTGACCTTAAACTCAGCGTAAATTCCTGAATCATCCTCATCGACCTTTTTCATTCTGCCAATTGGAGATTTAGGGTCATGCTCAAGTAAAAGTTTTACTTTGCTAGGTTCATCAATTTGAATAGAACCTTTTTCAAAAATTACCTTGCCAACTGAGGTATTGCCGATTTCATTCTCATACGGCACAATTTTTCCAGCGATAATACGACGAGACTCGGAAGCCTCTAAATCTGCACTAAAATTAATTATTTCCATTTGGGCTTAGTTCTTCCATTTCTCTCGCTTCCTCAATTGAAATTAAATTCAATTGAAGCATTTTTTCGATTACATTCAAACGCTCTAAAGGATTGGCTCTTAAAAATCCGGAGTCCATGTCAAACGCTACAAATTGTGTTTGTGCTGTCAAATCGTCCATGCTAAAACGATTTTCAACGGCACTTACATAAGGTTGCAAAGATAGCGCAACAAATTGACGTCTTTCGTCTTGAACGTTGGAATAGGTAAGACTATTGTTCATGTCGGCTGAAATGTAGTAAGCCGGAACATTCATTAATCTCGCAACTTGCGTAGCCATATATTGCAAACTATCGTTGTAGGTCATGTCCTTTGGTGAAAAGGCTGTTGGTTGGTATTCAAGACTGGAAGTTAAATAAGCGGTTGATCTTTCTGCACGACTGCGACGCCAAGCGGCTAATAAACCGGCAACTTCTTTTTCACCTAAGTCTGCGCCGGTATTTTTTAATATTCCGGCAGGGGTTGGAACTGAAGCGGCGTTTGCGGCGGCTTTTTCTAAATCTATTGCTGCACGTAAAATTCTTGCGCCGGCATGTAAGATTCCATCAATAGGTGATTGGAATGTGACTAAACTTCCAACGCCTGACATTGGTCTTTCACGTCCATCGACTGTATAAAAATCTACAAATGTGTTATTTTTATTTAATTGAACTTGAACCCGAGTGTTATTAACAAAATCGAAACGTGCTGGTCTGTTGTCATCTTGATAAACCTCAACTACTTCAAGATAACCGGTACCGTAGAAAATTAACGCATCAATTAATGCGGTAAGGATAATTGAGTTAGGTGCTGACTTAGATAATTGATTAACCCAAGGTAAATTAGGTAATTCCTCTTTTGTAGCCTTAGAATAAGTTTTAAGTTCCATTGTTCCGATTGTTGTGGCTATTAAATTGCGGCAACGCATAACGCTAGGAACGGAGATTGCTTCCTCACGTCCTACTGATTGGAACGGAGTGAACTGAGAATAAAAATTGAAAGGGTCAGCAACAACCGGAGGGGCTAGTTGAGCCGAAATTTGTGGTTTTGGTTCTAATCCGATTAAGTTACGAAAAAATCCCATTGGTGAAGTATATCACAATGGTTAGACAAAAATCTTAGGAACTGAGATAGGTTTGCTCAACATGTGGACGCACATAGCAGTTGAAATTGCGGCGGTCACGTCGCCGGCTGATTTTCTGCGGATGATTCTCCAACCTGCGTCCGAATACTTAGCAGCGCAATTATTCATTGACGAAACCCACTCACTTTGACCCGAGTGGACAATCCTTAAGTTGGAAAGACTGTCGGCTAATTCCCCACACGCTTGATAAAAGGTCTGTCCGCTAATATCAATTAATTTATGACCACTTTGCGTTAACCGTTGGGCAATAGAGGCGGTTGCGTACTTGTCGTAGGCAATTTGAATTGGTCGATACTTAATAGCCCATTCGTTTATCGAACTAGCCATTCTGAGTTCGTCAATAGCAACCTCACTACTAAAGGTTTCCATCACGCCAACACCAATTTTGCCATCAATAATCTGGGCAGCGACCAATGCGCCTGATCTTTTGCTTGGACTAACGTCAAACGCCATTACAGTCATGGCACCGACTGGCAAAGCGAGTTCTGATACAGAACAAGCCTCAATTGAGCCAAAAGTCCAAGGACTAACCTGCGAATCAATCCACATACATAAAGTTTCAGTCAAAGTGGCTTCAATCGAGTTAGTAGCAATAGATTCCTCAATTGCTTCCTCGGTAATGGTGTAACCAAGGGCAGGGTTAGCCATTGCCCAATACTTTTTATTGCGAATGTCAGTCCTAGCCGCTAAAGGTGCTGAATACTCCCAAAATCCAAAAGTCTTACTAGGGTAATCAAGCGCACGTTCACGCATATCATTCAAAACCGTACTAAACGCATCACCGGCGTTACTAGTCATTAAAGTTTGGGAATTAGGTCTTGCTCTAGTTACTGGAACTGCTGCCTTAAACGCTTCCTCGCTTACTTCACGTAATTCGTCAATGTAAAGGAAGTCTGCGGTCTTACCTCGGCTGCCGTCTCTTGTTGCCGCTACGATTTCATATCTTGCACCATTAAGTAAAGTAATTGATTCTTGTCCGTTAGCGTATCTAATCTGCCTTACTTGCGAATTCAGAAACTCATTATCCTCAATAGTGTTGGCTACTTGCCTAAAAGTGTCTAATGCCATGTTTCGATTAGAGGACATTGCCAAAATGTTCTTTTCGTTAAAAATGAATAAACCCGCCAAAATTCTCATGCGGGCAAGGTGAGTCTTACCTACCTGCCTTGCGCATAACAATAAATTCGACTTGCGTTGGAAATTACCCTTTGAATCAACGCTCAACATATCCTGAAGGACATAATGCTGCCAAGGCAACAATGGCATACCAATTTTCTCGGCAAGTTCAGCCACTTCAGCAATTCGAGATGCACCCTTAAGTGGTGGAGTTTGAATCCTAGGTTTTGTGCTACCTAATACCGGTTTTTTCGTCGCCCCTCGTTGAGCGGGTTTTCTTTTGGCTTTGATTGGTTTCGTGTTGGCTGTCATGGCTTTTGAAAAGGCGACAAAGGTCGTGTGATCTGCGTCTCAGGGAGAGATGAGTCTTG